TTTATACGTTGCATCTAAGGTCGCTTTGTATTCTTTCTCTGCCTTGATTTCTTTTTGCTTGGCGGAAATATTCTCTTCTGTTGCCTTCGTCTTACTCTTTATACTGTCCTCTTCTTTCTTGTTATTTTGTATGCGTTCAGAAGCGTCTGTAGAATCTTTTTTTATATTTATAGATTCAAGGCTCTTTATCTTCTTCTCCATTTTACCAATGGTGTCGTTCGTGTCTTCTAGGATATCTTTCATTCCCTTGTGAACATGCTTTACAAGAGCATCAATAGACTCCTTTAACTTGTCATCAGACAGAGAACCAAAAACTAAAGTTGGTGTATCGAACATAATCTTATATAGTTAATAATTAGTTACTTATTTTTTTTGATAGGGATTTCGTACTCTTCTCCTTCTTTCAGTTCAGGAATTGTGCCCAAACTATCTAAGAAGTTGTCATATTCTTGCGATGCTTTCGCTGCTTCTGAGTAATTCGTCCAAGCCTTCTTGTCCTTACCATGAAGATATTTCGTATGTGTGTTGTCGACTGCAAGGAATTGTATTTGAGCACAAGATAGACGGAACTTATAATCGTCAAGAGTATATTGCGGAAATGCTTTTAAGAAGTCTGATGCGTCTGCAAAGATAGAGCTTCCGTAAACTGTGATGCTGTCTCCACAGATTTCTTCTTCCGAGCCATCAGTGAATCCGTAGCCATACTCACCAATTTTTTGGTTAAAAAAAAAGCGTTTAAGTCTATGCTATTTATCGCTCCAATAATTATTGCTGCCCATTGGTTCGCATCAAATGTGCTCTGCATTACCTTGGCCTTCATGATGCTTATGTATCTGTCATTCTTTGTCATTATCTCTCCGAACGTTTCGTTGTCTCCATCCGAAGTAAAGTAGTGATTACATAAAATTATCGCAACTATCTCACACATAGAGTCCAAATCTGTGCATAATGCTGTTAGTATCGCATTGTCATTGTCAAGAGTCTCATCAGCCATCTTCATTTTGACAACAAGATTACAAATTCTATATAATGAATAATAGCGTATATTCTTTACAGCATACTCGTTATCTCCTAATTTTACTAATGAAGGACAATCGTTAATGATAGATAGTATGTCTTTCTTGGCGCATAAAGAGAAGTCTTCTATGCCATTCTCTAATTCCTTTTCTTTTTTATCCATGTTCGTAAACGTTTTGATTGTAATTCGTAAACGAAAGAGAGCGCCACAGGGGGACACCCCTATTAACGCTCTCCCCACGTTCACGAAAACAAAAGAATTATTCTTTAATTACCAGTTCCTGATGGCGCTGGAGCTTTACCGATAATCTTATACATGTGCTCTACATCGCTAGTGTCTGTATAGTTCAATGCGGTAATGGTAACGCTGTAGTTCAGAGAGCCGTCAGCATCCTTCTTGATAGTACCTACAGTAAGACCTCTGTATAGCATAAGAGCATAATTACCACGTTGGAACTCAAGCTGCCACTCGTGCTCACTTGTAAATGCGCTTGATGGGCCTTCGTAAGTGTCAGTAGCAGCATCGTAAGAACCTCCGAACAAGTCAGGTAAGTCTTTCAAGTCGTAATTAGCCAACTCGAATGTGAACTTAACAGGCTTACCAGTATAGATGATATCAAATGGAGCGTCAAAGAACTCTGCTTGAATCTCATTGCTATCTGGCTCGTCTTGGGCAATAGCCATACCTTTCAGTACACCACTTACCTTCTTGTAATCACCAGCTCCGCCTACAGCTCTATAGTTAAGCATTGCGGTCTTAACAGTTGTTTTTTTACTCATAACTTATTCCCTTTCTAATTTTTTAATTATTAATTTTAATTATTCACTTTGTTTGTCGATTACGACGATGAACGATTTTACGAATGTGAAATAAGAGTTGTCTGATGTTGATTCCCCTATGTCGTCCATAGACAATATGCTGTCTTGTTCGATGTAGTAAGTACCCTCGTTAGTTTCCGTCTGCTCCTTGATGACGCTATTGATGGAGTTCTCCATCGCTGCGTAGATGTCATGGTTTACACGCCCTCTGGAAATCTGAGGAACAAAAGCTTCGATATAACAACGTACACGACCGAATGCTTCTCCGACAAATTCACTCTCATCAACGATGCTGCCGACATGAATAACAAGGAAGCCGTCAGTCGTATCAGATTCCGTGAGTTCTTGCGGAACTCGCATATCGTACACATTCTCCGAAACAACTCCGAAGAGTAGGTTGTACAAGTAGTCGTATATGTCTATTCTCGATTCGTTTACCATAATTCCTAATAGTTGTATTTGCCTTTGCCTTTACCTCTTGGGTATTTGTCGTAAACGCTAAACCCACCTTTCTTTGCAGCACGAGAGTCTCGCTTTTCACCAAGTTTACTCCAACTTTCCTTTGTGTACGTTGGTGCTTCCGTCTTAAAAGTTACTTTTGCAGGCTTCAAATCTTTTTCGATTCTATCAAGGAACTGCGTCATAACAGCAAAGCGCATAAATCGGAAACTAACAGCGTCGCCTTCTTGATAAGATGGAGCCTTTATTTTCATCTTGAACCCCTTTTCCCAATAACCCCAATAAGGAGCAAGTATCGCAAAGAACAATCTCCATCCAGAGTAGTTCAGATTTGCCATCCTCTTCATGAAATTCTGAGCAAGGACATGTCCTCCTATCGGCTCTGTGTTGTCGTGAAACCACGCATGTAAGTAAGTAAGTTCGGTAGCCTTTTGCTCCCGATAAAAACCAGACTCAACGACCTTCCCTTTGTATGACAATCCCCAGCATAGACTATCAAGCAAGTTGCCTTTGTCGTCCATGTGATGCCCACCGCTGTACGTTTTGATGGTGTCACCAATTTCCTGTATCGTACTTTTGGCGTATTCAACAAGGCGACGGTTCTGTTCAGCGACAGCGTTAGCCATTAACTGAGCCTTTATTTCGCTTGCGTTAAATCCGACTATTTTACCTTCCTTCATTATTTCCAACTATTTCTCGTTGCGTATATACTTACACCACCTAACTGAGAGGGGTCTGCATTGTCAACAGTAAGATTAAACGTCTCCCCGTAGCGTGTCAACGAAATTTTGTCACCCTTGTGCGGAACTATCCATTTACCTTCATTGTCTTGTGTTAAAGGGATGGAAATGATGTAGCTTGACGTCTGCATCACACGACCTTCCTCATCGGTTGCCATGTGTTCATCCATAACACCCTCGTACACGGTAATTACAGTATCGGACTGCATACCCTTGCCTGCAATCGTGCGTGTTATCGTTCCCTCATAGGGGTATTCAAGAATCTCGCCCTTAATCATATAGAATCAATATCTTCGATTGATATGAACTTTATCTTATTTATTGCACCTTCAAGTATATCTGCCTTGCTATCGTCGTATTTCTTGTAGATTGTCAAAGCATAGTCAATCTTTCTGCTTTGAAAGATGTCGGTCTCGCTACCGACAGTCTTCTGATAGCCATTGTGAGATTGAGAATAAGAAGGCGAACTCGAAGGGCTTAGCATGACCGCTGTAAATATAGTATCAGCAATCATTAAGTCTTTCTGACGTTGAGTAATTTCTCCACCATAAGCATCTTGAGTAGGAATACATTCTCTATCGTATATAATCGTCTCAAGTGTTGATTTATCAAACGTATATCGAGTCTTAGAGCCAAGCCATTCAAGTATCGTCATCATTTATATATTTTAGCTATGAAACAATCTGTTTTTTCTTAAATCAACTATCAGCTGTAGTCGTGTCAACACATACGTGATACTGAGATTCGTTCAGTACAGTTGCATAACGACCCAATGCGTCTGTATGATAAGATTTAGTTATGCCGTTAGGAGTAATCTTGTTGATAATATAAAGCAAGTTGTTCCACTTGGCCATAGACCATTGAATATTATCATTGATTTCACCACTTTGCATTAATTTAGCCCACTCTGGAATAGCGTGAACAACAACACCTGCCATGCCAAGAGGACGCAATACAGCAGTTCCCTTCTTCCATCCACGAACTGTATAGTAAGAAGTAATACCATGTACAGTTTGCTGCTCATGAACAACACGGATAGGAGCAATCTTACTGATGTCAGAAGTAGAATATGCTACTAATTGCTTCCATGTAATAGTATCAGCATTAATAGAAGAATTTGAATTGTTGATAACAACGACTTTATCAGGTGCTTCCAATCTAATATAACGATTTACCTCTTTTATAAATGCAGCGTTCTTCAACAATACATTTACAACCATGTCGTATGGAATGTCCCATTCAAATGGAGTTGACTCATCAAGGCTCTTCTTTTCCTTAAAATCAAGCTCAATTTTCTTCATCTGCTCAGGAATATCACATGATGGGTCAGTCCAAACCTTAGCGCCTGCTTTCTTGAAGTTCTCAAGAGGGATATAAGGTCTCTGAGAAACAACAACGCCGCTTGCGCCTTGTGAGGTCTTTGTAGACGCACTGCCATCTGATGTGATATCTTGAACTGTTGTAGTATTATAAGCACCTCCGTAAGACAATGTCATAGCTGCCATGTTAGACAGACGAAGGTTGTGTGACTTAATAAGGTCTTTAACGCCACGCTGTAATGCTGTTACAAGACTTCTGTCCTCAGGAGACATCTGAGCGAGTCTATTTTGAAGTCCAATCTTAGACATTGATGTTTCGAACAATCCTTTTCCATATCCGAAGATAGCACCAGTCTCCTCGTGAAAGCCCTCTGTCTCAAGCTGACGAGTCTCACTGAGCGGAGCCATTGGGTCAGCCATAGGAACAACACGAACTTCTCGTTGCTGAACAGTCCAAGCTGGATTTTTCTTTGTGTCTGCAAGGTCAATGTCATATTCAGAACCTTCGATAACGAAGTGTTCAGTCCAAAAGTTTGCGTTCTCCTGTAACTCGATAGAATCTACGAGTTGCTGTAGGAAGCCGACCTCTCCTGTATCGTACAGATGGTCATACATTCTGTTAATTGTCTCTTCCGCAGTCCATCTTTCTTTTAGTGCATTTGCCATATCTCGATTTCTCCTTTTTTAAATCCAAAAAATGCCCTTGATATAAGAGCGGTTCTTATCTAATACATACTTAGGAAGTGGCTGCATCTTAGCAATCCATGCTTCTTTGTCATATACTGTGGAAATACTATAATTTGCTGTGCCTTTTAGCCCATAGCCTTCTGTTGGCAATAAATCCACATCAGTCTCTATAAAAGTGTTAGGATTAGGTACTAGCACCTTTGCGTTACCTGTTGGCTCTTCAAGAGCTGCATCAGCTACTGCATCAGCCTCTACTAGGATTGTACCTGCATCAATCTTAGATGTTGATAACTTCTTGTCTATAGTAACATTGAACACTTCGTTACCTTCGTCATAAGAAGTATCTGTAACCTTAGCATACGCACCTGCTGTATTAACATTGTCAGGAGCTACCATTAGATACTGTCCTACTTCTGGAGCATCAGAGAATCCATCTCCTTTAATTTTTAGAGTTGTTGCATTCGCAGCTACATCTTCTGCAATCTCAAATGAACGGAATATAAGGCAGCCCTCCGCTGGCGTATATTGTACTAGTTGCGCTGCCCACAAATGACCAAAACCCTTGTTCGGATTAAGGACTGTTCCACCAAGAAGAACGTTCTTTCGCCCTTCTCCGTTGCTATCCTTTACCCAAACTGAGCGACCGCCACGAATCTTACGTGAGCGCTCATAATAGTAAGATAAGTT